AGAAAAACAGCTAGTGCTGCGGATAGAGGTGCTGTGTAAGCGACAAATATCCACGGTCTCATACCGAGTCTATAAGATAGTTCCCACTGTCTACCAGCATAAGCTGCTACGCCGATGAGGAAATGGAAGACAACGAGTTGATATGGTCCGCCATTATATAGCCACTCGTCCAGTGTGCCGGCTTCCCATATAGGATAAAAATGTAGTCCGATTGCGTTTGAGGAGGGGACGACTGCTCCTGATATAATATTGTTTCCGTATATTAACGAGCCGGAAACTGGCTCACGTATGCCGTCAATGTCTACTGGCGGTGCAGCGACGAAGGCGAGAATAAAACAAGTAGTTGCAGCTAATAAGCA